TCTGCTGACAGCGAGAAACCCTCATTATTTCGTCGTGCCAAAGGGAGCCCTGCGGCCAGGTCTGAGCCAACTCAAGGAGGGCCCGTTTCTCCTTTGCCGTCAGGCGGCCATCTTCCAACGCTTGCAGTGCGTATCGCCAATACCTGGCGCCTTGTTCTTCACCCATGGGAGCCTCCAACAAGTGGGTAAAGTGCGACGCGGGGCAAAATCGCACATCTTTTAACGCCGCGCTAGGGTTTAGCGTTCATTTTCGCCTCCGCGGGGAACGCGGCTCGGCGGGGGCGTTTTTCAGGTCGCGCGTATAGCGGCCTAGCCGAGTCGCGATCTTCGCTTTGTGAGGCGTGGATGAGCGGGCGTTCCGGTTATACCAAGAGCAATCACCCCCTACTCGGCCGCAAGGCCGTTCGCCGCCCGAATAGGCGCCGGCCAGACCAAATGCCGGACTGGCGCCTTACCTTCCCCGCTCCGCCCCTCGTCTCCCCAGGACCCACCGGCGTCATAGGCGTGTCAGTGGTTGACCCGGGGCCGACGATCGAGGCGCGCGGCCGCAATTACAAATGGGTCCTTGGCCAGGTGGCCACGTTCCTCGGCAGGATCTCCGTCGATAGCTACATCGCCGACGCTATCCTCGATCGAGACAAACCCGTCCGCCGCACGCTGCGCTATGACAATGGAACCCTTACGCTCCGCCGGCGCCCGAAAACCGCGGCGCGCGCATGAGCAAAAGGAAGTCGGGCCCGAAGTTAAAGCCCGGACCACGGTACCCTTCCGGCGATCTTAAACCACAACATGAAGGAATAACCCCAGCCCTTTGGGGACGCATCAAAAACGACGGCGCCAAGATCATGGGCGACGCGCGCCTTGAGACCGAACTAGCCCGCCTGTCATTCGCCGGCGAACTCACCAACGCCCAGACCGCGGCCGGGCTGCGCATCGGCGAAATCTATCACTGCTGGCAACGATGGAAGCGGCTGCGCACCTCGGCGAAGAGCTGCAACCTCGAACAGGGCTTCAGCGGCGGCGCCGATCTCGCCGAAGAGCGCATGAGCGGCGATCAGCTCGAGGTGACCGAGTCCTCCATCAAGAAGGCCGAGGCCGATTTTCTGTTGCTGCAGAAGGAATTGGAGATCTACCCGCGCAATGCGCGCGGGGCGCTGGAGGACCTCTGCGTCTACAATCGCGCCGTCAACTGCATGATCTATCCCGACGTGCGCATCCTGCTCGACCGGATGGCAAACTTTTTCGGACACAATTGGCGCCGCGGCGCCCGGTACGCAAAACCGCGTGTGCGCGTGGAGATCAACGGCGCCGCCTTCGTGCCCAAGGCCGAAGCGAAGCCGCGTGGCGATCCGGCGCGCAAGGCCATGGAAATTGTCGTCCGGGGGCTCAAGCCGGAGATCAGCGAAGACGACATGCGCCAGGTCGTCGACGACTTCATCGCGCAGCGGAACACGCAGGAAGCGCTCACCGCACGCGAGAAATTCCGCGAGCAGAAGGACGAGAGACGCGGCCGTCCATTAACCGCGCCTTCACCATAACAAAGGGAACCGTTTGACCGTGAACCGTAGTCCGTCCTATTTGGGAATTGTCAGCGTGGCCAATTGCGCCCGCTGCTCCCCGGACAATCAGCCGTGAACAACGAGGACGTCGCCACAGAGCTCGACGTGCTCGCTTCGCGCGTGCGCCGCATATCGCCGCCGCTGCCATCCAACCCGCACCGCTTCCACGAAGAGCGCTCAGACATCGCCTACGACATCGCCGCGCTCGCCCGCCGGGTCGCGCCCCGGGGCAAGAGAGCCGGCGTAGAGGTGGACATCTCTGCCGGGAGGCGTGGCCGGATCGTCCTCGCGTCGCAGACGATCAACGGCAAGCGAGTGGTGGTGCAGAGACGCAAAGCGTTCGCTGTTTACGTCGGTGAACGGTCCGTTAAGCCGGACTGATCATGGTGAACGGTCCGTCTCCAAAAGGTTACCAATAATTTCCGCCACCGTCGATCACTGGGGAAAAACGGGCCCATGAGCCAAATCCACGCCAAGACGGACAAACTGTCTCTCATCGCCGTCGCCCAGCCGGACGGCAAAACGCGGATTACGAGCCAATCCTGGGATGACGCAGTAGTGATTTTGCCCGGCGAGATGCTGGGGCTGCGCTGGGTCGACCGCCAGGTGCACGCAATCCGGTATGCCGGGAACGAGTTCCCGCTGCGAGCACCGGCCGCTCCGGATCCGCATGAGGATGCCGGGACCGACTTCGAGGATTCCGAATGACCCGGGACAAGGCGATCGAGCTGGCTCGGGCCGCGACCGTTCGCAGCTCGGCGGCCGATTGGGAGCCGAACCCCGCCTTTACCGATCCTCTCGTTGACGTCCTTGAGGGGCTCGGGCTGCTCAAGTTCGACGAGCCGGAGCCTACGCCTGCGACGCATTGGGTGCCGATAGCCGGAACGATGACGATGGGCGTGGCGGACGGCGATCACAAGGTGAGGCGCGAGGCCATCTGCCGCGAGGACGACCTAGTCGCCGTTCTCCGCCAAGCCGGATTCACCGTAATCGACAACCTGCATCGCGACCAGCCAACGCGCACCCCCGCCGGCTTTCGATCCGATCGTTGACGGACAATCCCATGCGCCTAAGCATCACCGCTGGAAACTCTACCGACCACACCGGGCAAAACCTGCCGACGATGGTAGTCGACGGGAACCTGATGCTGGTCGACCTAACCGGCATCCAGGGCCAGCTTTGGGACGCGCCGACGGTCGCCGCGGTGACGTGGGGGCCAATGATTTCAAACGGCTCCGTGAAGGAATCCGGTCGGATCTTTCTAAAGAACGGCACCAGCCGCACCTTCGGCGATCGCACGCTACTCACGCCGTACCTCAAGGCCTTCCAGGCTCGAAAGGCGGAGCTGCTCGGGGAGACGGCCTGATTGCTCGGCCTCATGTTCGCTGGCTTCGTTGTCGGCTTCCTCGCCGGTTTGACATTCGCATCGTGGACAGCGTGGCTCGACGGGAGAATAGGCTGATGTCCGAGCGCCTCAGCGACTTCCACCAATTCCGCAATGCACTGGCTGGCCTTCGTGCTGCGCTCGTCGCGCCAGACGTGCTGCGCTACCCAGACGACATCGTCGTTGAGTTGCCCTACGAAGCGGGCCAGCGCTTCGAAACGTGGGCGCAATTGAATTTGAATGGCCAGCTTGTCCATGATGCGGACCTGAAATGCCGGACCTGTGATGGGCGCACTTGGCTGACCATCGACGGAATCAGGGTGTCGTGGCCGAAGCGCCAGGTCGGGTCATGATCCCGCACGACATGTCCATGTTCTTCATCGCCGTCGCAACCGGCATCGCCTTGGTTATGGCTATCTCGCCATGAGGAGGACCAAGCGGCTCTTCACGTTCGAAGAACTTGCCGAACTGCGCCGATATGCCGACGAGCACACTGGACCCCGAACCCGCAGTGGCGCTATCAACGCCATGGCCAAGCGGTTCAACCGAAACCCACAGGTTCTCTACGCCAAGATCAGCGAGATGCGGCGCCGGCCGCCGACCTTCGCTGAAACGGACGCGCGATTGCTTGTGGTGCCGGACGGATTAAAGCAATGACCCTGGAACAGTTAAACGCCGAAAAGCAGCGATTGCTCGACTTTCAGAAGCAGCAGCAACAGATCCACGCGGACACGGTAGCCACGGTAGCCAAACTAGCGCAGCAGGCGACCACCGACGAGGACAAGGCTCGCCTCGCTGACCATGCGAGGCAAGTGACCGCGGATGGAGAGGCGCTTTTGAGCAAAATCGCCACTCACGTCTCGGCCCAGGTCGCGGCTATCGACAAGCAGATCGCCGCCTTATAGACCTCGTAGGGAGCCCGCTGGTCTGTTATTGTGGATGGCCCGCTACCTCCGTACCCCCCAAATCTGAGAACGGGGCGGGAACGAGCCGGACCATGAAGCCGCACGAGAAAATCAGGGTTTTCTTCTACGTCGCGGTCCATAATCCGCATCATCACCATCGATATCATCACCCTCGACGGATGCGGTTAATCCACCGCACCGAGCTCAAGCCAGGAGAAAATAAAATGGATCCGGTCACGCTGACGGTCGGCCACACCGACACAATGGGACTTGAATTCAACGATCAGAACGGCAATCCGATGCTGACGCAGCCGGTCCCGGATAGCCCGCCGGTTTGGTCCGATGCGCCGTCGCCAGCCGGCGACGTGACCTTCACGCCGGTGGGTCCTTCCAACGTGACCGCAACGGAATTGGGTAATGCGGCCGGGACTGACACGGTAACGGTAGTCGTGTTGGTTGGCGGAGTGAGCTACACGGCGACGCAGTTGGTCAACGTACAGGCTCCGCCGCAGGTCCTGACCTCAGTCGCAATCACCAACACCATTGCTTAGTAACGCGCGGGTTTTTCAACGGGGTTTGGCAAATGTCAGCAGGCCATCCCCACCGCAGGTTCAACAAGCTCGCGCACACCCGCGAGCTAAGACACCTGCTCACCTCCGGCGGCGCGCCGGAGTTGATGCGGCGCTGGAACAAGTTCGACTTCGATCACGACATTCCGTATCTCTGCGGATACAACGTCCAGGGCACGACGCGCTTTGCTGATCGCGACTTCATGCACTGCCTCGACGATCCGCGCCACGCCGAGCAACTCATCGGCCAGGCGATCGACACCGGCCTCTCGATCAACGACACGATCGAGTGTTGCTTGTGGCATGAGGCCATCGAGAAGGTGTTGCTCGACGCCGACAACCCGATCGACGACTACGAGGAGGCACATGAGTTCGCCTCCGCCGGCGAGGACGAGAAGGTAAAGCAAAAGGGCGGCAACCCGCTCCGGTACAATCGCGGACTCGAGCGCATCATCAAGTGGTGCCAGGAGAAGCCGATCAAGACGGTGCCGCACGATCTCGATTGCGCGCCGTACCTCGACGACCAGGACAACGAAGACCACACCCTCATCAAGGTGCTCAAGGGCCTACACATCCCGGACGCCTTCAAGTGTTCGAAGAACGCCGTCGATTACGGGTTGGCAAGAGGCCAGACGCATTGTTCTGTCTGCCGAAACTGGCAGGGGCCGCAGGTCGCGCAGCTAACCCTCTGTGCTAAGGTCGAGGGACTCGCCCGCAACGACCGCGGCTGCAAGCTGTTCGAGCCCATGCGCGCGACTGCCCCACATCTGGATATGAACGCTCATGCCCGATGGCGATCCGAACGACTACAGCGGCCAGTACAACACCCAGCTCGCCCCGCAGCAGGAGGCGCAGTACCAGCAATGGGTGCAGCAGCAAACGGCGGCCCTCGCTAATACCGATCACCCGCGCAATGTCGCCGGCGACACGTACGACTACGATCTCCGCGGCTGGTACCAGCAGAACGGCGCCCAGGATCTGACCGGCGCGCACCTGACCGACGAATTCAAGAAGCCGAACCACCCGACATTTTCCGACCAGAGCCAATACAGCGGCGTAGGCGGCATGCAGGGCGGCCAGTGGGCGCAGCAGCCGAACGGCTCCTACTCCTTCACGCCAGGGTCGACCAACGTCTACTCGGTCCCCGAGCTGCAGGATTATTTCAAGAAGGTCGAGCCCGGCAACCAATTGGTAGTGCCGGCGTCGTAAGAGGTGGCCCATGTCCAAAGACTTTCATCCCGGCGGCCACAAGGGCAAGTTACACAGAGAACTCGGCGTCCCCGAAGGTCAACCGATCGGCAAAGCGCGCATTGCGAAGGCCGCGCACTCGGGCAATCCTGAGATCGCCCGCGACGCCAAGCGCGCCCAGACCATGGGCAAGTGGAACCATAGCGGGCCGAAGCTGGCCAAAGGACGCGGCGAATGAAACTGGCGCAAGCCAAAGCTCGCATTGAGCTCCTCGAGGCCCAGCTAAAGGACCGCGAGGCGGTTGAGGACTATCTGCGCTCGCAGATCCGCAGAGCCAATGAGAAGCGCGACGAGGATCGCCGGCGCCGTCTCGACCTTGAAACCGAATTTGAACTTATGGGCTACGTGCACATCACGCGGCCGAAGCGGCGCGCGATCAAGAAGCGCATCGAGAAGGCATGGGCGCGGTCGCGCCGGAAGCGGGGAATGAAATGACAGCCAAACGCAAGCCGACACGCACCAAGATGCTCACCAGTCTCGACACCGTTCTGCAGAAGCAGCTTGTGTCCGCGCAGGACTTCGCGCGCGAGCAAATGAAGTTTGCCAATGGGCAGGCCGAAAAGGAGTTGCGGTCGCGCTCCATCGACACCGCGTTTGCGCTCGCGCCGAGCGTCGGGGTCGACGAAATGCTGCGCAACGCCCAGAAGATATTCCAATGGCTGTCGGCCGGGACAGTGCCGGCGCCGAAGGGCGAATTGCGCGCGGTATGACCGACCTCTACGACAAGCTCGGCGTGCCGCGCGAAGCCACGCCGGAAGAGATTAAGACCGCGTACCGCCATTGGGCGCGGATCACGCACCCCGACGCCGGCGGCAAAGCCGAGGACTTCAAAGACATTGCCGACGCTTATGCGGTGCTGTCCAATGCCGATCGGCGAGCGCGGTACGACGAAAGCGGCGATACGGCCACCGTCACCGAGGAAATGCGGCACACCGAGGCGCTCAATGTCATCCAGGCGATGATGGAGCAGGTACTCAGCCAGGTCGGCAACGGCCCGGTCTGCAACGATGTCGTCGCCAAGATGCGCGACGCCATGCAAGAGGCGGTGACGAAGATCGAGGCGGACATCGATGGCATGCGCCAGCACATCGTGCGCCTCGCCAAGTTCGCCAACCGGTTTCATCTCAAGGGCGACGCGGTCGACAACGTGCTCCGCACCATGGTCGACTTTAAGATCAGTGGACTCGAGCGGCGCATTTCGGACATCACGAAGGCGCGCGACCGGCACCAAGCGGCGGCCGAGATCCTCGAGGATTACTCGTTTGAGGCCGATCCGGAGCCAGCGGCAAGCCCGTATGGAGCGCGACCGCCCAACTCGCTGCTTGAATTTGGTGCGGGGCTCGCCAGAAACTCAGGCTGGGGACGCTCAAACGTCTGAAAGTTGACTTATAAGTCAACATTTCCCGGCTTTCTCACAGCACGTATACGAGAACAATATGTTCTTGAATACGGTGGCAGCGACGGTCCGGCGCGCCATCCTGTTTCTCAATAAAATCAACGACTTGTTCCGACGAGGCGGCCATGGACCCATCCGTTCAAGCCGCCATCGTGCGCGCCGCCAACGAGGCCGGGATCAGCCCGACCTTCGCGCTGGCGGTTGCCGATCGTGAGAGCAGCGGCAACCCGAACGCGCACGCCTCGCGCTCGATCTACGGCCTCTTTCAAATGCGCGGCGATCTCCGGCAGCAGTACGGCTCCGGAAATTCGTCGGATCCCTATACGCAAGCCCGCGCCTGGACCGGCTTTATAAGCGATTTACGGAACAACATGGCGCAACGGATCGGCCGTCAGCCGACCGACGCCGAGACCTATCTCGGCCACTTCTTCGGTGAGGGCCGCGCCTCCCGCATGATCTCCGGGCAAACGCCCGGGAACCTCGCGCCGTCCGACGTCTTTACGCCAGCCGAGCTCGCCATCAATCCTGAGATTCGCAACAGCATGATGGTGTCGAACCTGGTCGGCCGCATTGGCGCCGATATCAACCGGCGCGAGGCCAAATTCGGCGGCGTTGACCAGGGCCAAGGTGTCGACTTCGCGGCTTTTGGGCAGCCGGACAGCGGCGGTTCTGCAAATCCTGGGTCAAATTATTCAAATCCTATGCAGCATGTCGACTTTGCTCAGTTCGGGCAGCCGCTTGCAGGAAGTGCAGGAAGTCAAGGACCAGAAAATGCGCCGTCAGCGCCGTTAAGTGGCAATTTATCGTCCAATGGACCACTTAATGGCGCTGCGCCTCCCGACAATGTCACGACAATGCCGGTACAAAGCCCCGGCACCGAGGTCGACCTTTCGCAGTTCGGGGTGGCCGCGTGAGTGGGTGGGGGTGGGGAAACGGGCCGCCCAAGGCCGCCGATCTTCGGCGGCGCCGCCGCCAAGCCCTCGGGCGGCGCTTTCCATCGACAATTAATGAGTTGAAGGCGATCGCCGCGGCTTCCGACGTCCCGGTGACGCGCCCGCCGGCAGGGCCACACTATTACACGGAATGGGGCACCGCCCAGGTCTCTACCCTGCTCATGCCTCCAACCGGTTCGGTGAAGATGTGTTATACGCAAATTGCGAATTGCGTATAACTGGCCCGCAGCCGCGCGACTTTCTGGGTCGCTGCTGTACCTGGTTTACCTCACGTCAATCTGGATGGGGCTATTTGATCTCGCATGCGGCGGCCCCCCGACTTCATCTTCAAGCTGAAGGTCGCGGCCTACCGCCGCAAAATCGCGTGCGAGAGGACAACCGATGAAATCTCTTCGTCTTTATCAGCGCCTGGTGCCGCTTTATTGGCGCCTCGCGCGACTCCACGGCGGCTACCTCCTGATCACATGGGGCTCGGCCATGAGCGGAATCGAAGTCACAGGCATGAAAGGCTGAACATGGCCGTTGTCAGACTCTTCGGCGCCACGTTCAACGCCGACGTCATCAAGGACAACGGCGACGGCACTTGGACGATGCGCTCGCGCGCCCACACCGGCCGCACGTCGCCGGGCACCCTATTCACGGCCAAGCAATCCGAGATCATCGAAATGGCCGCGGCCGAACAACCGGCCGTTCCGAATAGCCCGGTCGGCACGCCGATAAGCACCGCGGCTATCCAGGCCAAGATCGACACAGGCCTCGCCGCCCTCGAAGCCGGCATGGCGGCCGAGCGCAAGACGCTGCCGACGCCAGCCGAACTGATCGCCGCCATTCGAGCGAAGAACACCAGCCCGACGGCAACGCCGCCGGGTCGCCCCGTCTACGACCAACCCGCGGTCAGCGTGCCGCCGGGCCCTACGATGCGCCCATAGCGGCGCCGCTCGGATCAGAAATCAAAATTCAACTGCCACCAACATCCGGATCAATCGCCATGCACCTCGCCGACAAGATGAAGACACTCGCCGACAAGGCCAAGGCCGTGCCAGCCAAAGCGGAAGCGCTGGTCGATGCAGCACTCGCTAAGCTCGACGACGTGGACGCGCGCCTGAGCGCCGGCCTGAGCAAGATCGGCGACGTGATCGACGATGCCAATGCCGGCGCGGCGGCAGTGGACGAGGCAACCAAGGGGCTCACGAACCAGTGAAACTCCGCTACCACATCCAGGCGTCAGGCTCCGACGAGCATCCTGACCTCGACTATTTCGCGGACGAGTATCCGCACGGTCTGATGTGGAAATATCCGGTCGTCCGCGTCGCTCTGCTCTCCGTAATTCCCCTTAAGGCACTTCACGAGGCGCGGGATGCCGTTGACGGACCATTATCCGATTGATCCCGAGGTCCTCGCCGCCATTGCGGCACTGAGCCCCACCGCGGGCCTGCGCGCGATCCAGGATCATTTCCAGTCCCGCGGCCTGCCGATGCCGACGCAGCCCGAGGTGCTCGACGCCATCGAGCGACTCGAGCGGTCCAAATTGATCGAACGCAAGGTCGAGAGCGAAGAAGGCAACGTGTTCACCAAGCGTCACATCTTTTACCGGCCGATCGCCGGTGCCCAAGTTCCGTGGGCCACCCCGCAGATCCGGCGTCATGAGGTTCAAAATGTCTGACACAAGCTACCCGATGCCAGGGCAGAACGAATTCTCCGCCCTGGAAGAGCAGCAAATGAGGATGGCGAACCAAGCGCAGAATATGGCGCAGTCGGCCTCGCAAGGAGGCGCCTCCGGTTGGGCGAAGCCTACCGCGGTCGCGGCGCCGAGCGCTGCACTGCCTGGTCTCGGTAGCAGCCCCATCCCGAACATCAAAGGTATCCTTCAGCAGCCCAGCGCAGCGCAAGATGCGGCGCAAGATGCAGCGCAAGATGCGGCTGAGGATTGATCTAACTAACGGAGAACTTCCATGAAGCGCAAGTCCCACATCGAAGTGCCAGCGCACAAGCGCGCGTTCCCGAAGGCGCGTATGGCGCCGGCCGGGCCGCCACCTGGTCCGCCGCCTGGTCCGCAGATCGGCCCGAACGAATTCGACGCCGGCCAGGAAAAGGCCATGCGCCAAGGCGTGCGCGCGAGCCGTATGGCTACTCCGCCGGCGCCGAGCGACAATGACGCCGACGACATCGGCGGCGGCATGGGCGGGATGTGACCGAGCAGCACTCTCGCATCGGCCAGGTGACGTTCAAGGGGAACGTCAGAGCCTTGCCGTGGGTAACGATGCCAACGCTACCGGCGCGTGCGCAGCCGAACACAGAAGTAATCAAGCTCGTCCGCGACCTTTCCGTCATATCCGGCAGCGGCAGATGTCAGGGACTCGCCGTCGCGTGGATCGATTGCGATGGACAGACTTATTCGACGTGGGCCGGCGCCGATCAGTATCCGGCCTCGCTGCTCGTGGGCAGCATGGCAATTTTGATAAACGACATGGCGGCTAAAACGAACAAGATGAGGGGCGAGACGTGACCATCGTCGCGTTCCTGCTCGCCGGTTTCTGCCGTAACGGCGTGCCCGTGTGGATCTTCCCGCCCGCCATGGTCTGCGATACCGCGCTCCTGATCCATTACCTGTGAGGATGACATGCCCAGCAGTGAGGTGATGGGGAAGTGGAAATCCAACACGCTGCACAGCGGTGGACCAGACGGACCCAAGGTCAAGAGTCAAAAGCAGGCTGTCGCGATCATGCTCTCCGAAAAGCGGAAAGAGGACGCCAACGGCGGCGTGTATCCGGAACGCAAGCCGCGTTTAGCGAGAGGCCATGGCGGTGACTGAGAGTCTTGTGGTCGACGGCGACGAGATAGCCGCCGGCTTCGGCGTCTTCGAACCGCCGCCGCTCAAGCGCGGCGCCGGACGGCCCACGGCCTACGACGCACAGATCGCCGACCAGATTTGCGACCGCGTTGCCGACGGCGAATTCATCCATGTGATTTGCGCAGACCCTGGCTTTCCCAAGCACAGAACGGTGCGGGATTGGACGCAGCGTTACCCGGAATTCAAGGCGGCGTATGAGCAGGCGAAGCACTGCAAACATGAGAGACTGATGGACGAGTGCCTTCAGATTGCCGACGCGGCGACCAAGGAAACCCTCAATCTCGCAGAATTTCAGCTCGCCGAGCGCCATCGACAATTGCCTTTGGTCAAGGCGCACTGCGTCGAGTTGAAGGCGCCCGGGCCAACCGAGATTACTGTCTCGGCACCGGAATTGAGCTTTGACATGGGGAACGACCGCGCCTTAGCCGCGATCCGTCGTAGCCGCCTGGAGGTCATAAAGTGAAAGACTGCGAGGGCTGCCGCTACATGTTCAAGAGCAAGGTCGACGACAAGGAATACGATTTTTGCCGCGCCGTGCCGCCTGTGCCGGTCCTCTTCGAGGAAAAGACGGTACGGGCATTGTATCCGCTGGCGCCGGCACGGCGCTGCGGGCTTTACCAGAAGCTCCGGTTTTGGATGAGGACGGAATGAAGGTCCTCTGCACCTTCCCGCCCATGTACGCAGAGATCAATCGAAGGTTCAACGTGCGCGGCCGACCGGTGATCTTCACCTGGGGCGACACCATCCACAACCCGAGTCGGATCAAGATCACACCGGAGCTCATGGTGCACGAGGGCGTGCACTCCAACAGACAAGGCGAGGAGCCAGAATTCTGGTGGATCGAGTACATCGCCAACCCGGAGTTTCGGCTCGCCGAGGAAATCCCGGCGCACCGTGCCGAATATGCCGACGTCTTCTCGCGCGTTCCGACTGGCAGGGTGACCGAGACGGCGTTGCACCGCATCGCGGCGCGGTTGTCGTCGCCTCTATATGGATCGATGATCGACTACTATGAGGCGCGGCGTCTGATCGAGTACGGGGCGCGGGAGGAACAGGATACGACCCCGCGGCGAGGCAATGTCGGCCCTTAAGGTATTGCGGGGCGGCCGATATCTCGTCAATGACCCCTACGCCCTCGAGCTCGCCCACACCATCGGCCACGACCTAGTCAATATGGACTTCAGTCCGACGGTGGACTGGTACGAAAAGCAGATCGAGCAATTCGAGGCTCTCAGCAAGGACAAGGACGAGGCCAAACGCGAACTCGGGCGGAAGTCCGAAGCGTTCCTCGGCTGCAACGACCGCTATTATCTGTTGACGAAGATCCTTTGTCGGGACGACGCCCTTCACCCCTGGCTGTTCGACCGCTGCCGGCAAGTCGAGGGCGACCCGGACGGCTGGATCGATCTATGGGCGCGCTATCATTTCAAGTCGTCGATAGTCACGACCGCCGGCGCAATCCAGGAGATCGTCTGCGACCCTGAGATTACCATCGGCATATTCTCCGTCATCAAGCCGACGGCGGTGGAATTCCTCGGCCAGATCAAGAACGAGTTCGAGACGAACGAGCTGCTGAAACATCTCTATCCGGATGTTTTCTACCCGAGTCCGCGCAGCAAGGGGACCGACGGCGAGCGTCCGGCAAAGTGGAGCCTGGCGCGCGGTATCACGGTTCGGCGCCGGCAGCGCCCGAAGGAAGCGACCATCGAGGCGCATGGCCTGATCGACGGCCAGCCCACCGGCCGCCACTTCAAAATGCACATCTACGACGACGTCGTAACGCAAGACTATCTCTCCGACGAGCAGATCAAGAAGACTACACTGCGCTGGGAGATGGCCGATAACCTCGGCGTCAAGGACGGCGCGCGCAAGTGGATCGTCGGCACGCGCTACCACTTCGCCGATACCTACGGCATCATTATCGAACGCAAGTCGGCCAAGCCGCGGGTTTTCGCGGCGACCGACGACGGCACGCTCAACGGCAAGCCGGTGCTGCTCTCGGCGGCGCGTTGGACCAAGATCAAGAACGACCAGAGATCGGTAGTGTCAGCACAGATGTTGCTCAATCCCCTAGCCGCCGGCGAGGCCACCTTCAGCGCGTTATGGCTGCGGCCCTACGAAGTCGTCCCCCGGATGATGAACGTCTACATCCTGGTCGACCCGTCGAAGGGAACCGGCCAGCGCTCCGACCGCACCGCAATCGCCGTCATCGGGATTGATCCAGGCGGCAGCAAGTACCTGCTCGACGGCGTGCGCCACCGCATGAAGCTGTCAGAGCGCTGGCATTACGTCCAAGGGTACAAGGCCAAATGGGACAATTTCCCCGGCGTCCAAATGGTCCGGGTCGGCTGGGAACGCTACGGCATGCAGGTCGACATCGAGGTCATCGAAGACCTGATGATGTCCAAGGACAATCACTTCAAGATCGAGGAATTGAATACCCCGCGGCAGGGCGGCCACTCCAAGGACGACCGTATCGGGCGCCTCGAACCGGATCTGCGCAGCGGCCGTTTCTTTCTGCCCTGCGCCGTCTATCACCCTGATTTCGGCCCTAAGGTCGGCCGCGACGGAACGCTCGAGCAAATCGGCGAGTTCGCCGGCTCCTGCTTCTGGTCGGTCTGGACCGACGCCGACGCCAAGGCGGCCGACGAACGCGGCGCCAAGTCCGAGCACCACGTCGGCCAGATCATCTACCGCCAAGTTAAAGGCTACACCCGCCTGCAGCGCGAGTGTGCCGAACAGAAGTACCGGATCGTCACACCCTTGAAGCGGCGCGACGAAAACAGCGATGTATATGACCTGACGCGCGTGTTCGTAGAGGAGCTGATCCGGCACCCCTTTGCCCCCCACGACGACTTGATTGACGCCGCCTCCCGCATTTACGATATTGACCCGCAGCCGCCTGAGAAGTTCGAGGCGCGCGCAGCGGAGGGTATCGATGCCGATGGGTTCGACTTCAGCAGCACCGGCGACGGCGACTTCATCGACTAATGAACCAATCTGCGATGAATGTGGATTGCCGCTGGATATCTGCACGGCAAACGCATATCGACGCAAGGCAGCCGTTGCTCGTAAGGAGGGACGTGTTGGGGATGCGCTGATATACGATGAGCTCGCCGGCACATGATTGAGCTAAAACATGGCGCACGTTCGCAAGCACAAACGGCGCATTGGAGCGCTGGCGCGATATCCGCGAACAGCGAAATCACGCAAGGGCAAACGCACCGAGGTGCAGTGGGCCGAGGAACACCAGCGCTTGGTAGAGAACATCTCCAGCAGGCGCCGGGCCTGATCGGTCGCCGCTCATTACTTCTCGGCCTCGGCGCTTCGCTCGTTGCAGCGCCGGCGATCGTGCGTATCGCCAGCATTATGCCGGTGCGGGCGCTCGACATCACCGACCCGCGGCAACCCATTTGGCTTTACGGCGAGCCGAATCGTTGGATGCGTTTCACCTTCGATTCTGAAACCGGCATATGGTCGGTATTTGACGCTGACGACGGGAGCGGCCGCCCAGGAGTCAGCGTGAACGGGCGCGACGTAATGTTCCCGGAAGACTGGCTCAGGGATGTCGACGAACAGCTTCACTTGTCGGTCGCCCGTGCCGCCTGAATTCAAACCGCCGACGAACGCCTCGTCCAACATCAAGGGCGCGCACCACGACGCCGCGGGACT